AAAGCACCACCCCAATAATTTTTACTTTCTTTTTTTTTGCTCAAATATAGCTTAAATTTGTTGATGTTTTTTTTACATTTTATGTTAAAAATAGGTCAAAAACAGTCAAAATAACTTTTTAAAATGGTATTTTAAGTAATAAGGGTAATTCAACAAAAATAAGGTACAATTAACTATGGTCAGAGGTAGATTACCAAAACAAAAAGATAAATTAACAGGACACAGGGACAATTCGCTTAGTGTCTTACAAGGTGGTAAATCATTTGAAACACCAAAGGCGAATTCAAGGTGGTTGACTAAAACACGCAATTACTGGACGCAATATTGGGAAAGTGATCTAGCAAGTGTTGCACAACAGGTTGACTTCCCGGCTTTTTACAGATTGTTTCAATATTATGATGAAACTGAACGTGCAAACCGTACAATTCAAAATTTAGGCAACAACGGATTGCTAAGTAGTGGATCAAGAGGACAACCAACAATAAATCCACTTATTTCGCTAACTTTAAAATTAGAGGAAAAAATATTAAAGCTAGAACAAGAATTAGGATTAACGCCTTTAAGTCGGCAGAGGTTGGGTATTTCTGTTTCAGAAAATGCAATGGGATTTAAACAGCTTCAACAACTATTACAAGATGACGAAGAAAAAGAATTAGTAGATCCACGTCTATTAGTTTTAGAGGAAGAATAGGAACAATATGAAAGAAAAATTAATTGATTTTATAAACGATTGGAAAAATGTAGTAACTGATGATGAACTAGAAGAAGTAGTAGTTATATTAGTTAAATCATTAGAAGCAAACGATAAAATGCAACTAAGTATAAAACACCAACAATTACAAGAATTTATTTTAGATAAATTAAAAAATGGTAACAAACAAACAAAGTGATTATATGAAACCTTGTACTAGCTGTAAACAGTATTTTTATGCTAGGTGGTCAAATATTTGCCTAAGATGTAAAAAATGAATAGTGCAGTTAAATATATACTTATGTGTGAACAATGTTACGATTTATTTTACGATCTAGACGGTAGCAAGATAATATGCAGAATTTGTGAAAATGAAGATTAAAGGTATAAAACACGTAAACTTATGTTGTGAGTGCAGTTTGCATTGTAACTGCATAGATGATTGGGACACGGAGTTTGAAGAAGAATGATTACTTTACCAGAAACACACGGATCACGTGTTGTTAAGTTTATAGAAAAGTTTTGTGTACACGGCGAGGGCGATTTTTATGGCGAACCAGTAAGACTAGATGATTGGCAAAAAGCAATACTTTATGAATTATATGAATTAAACGATAAAGGACAAAGAAAATACAGAGAAGCATTAATAGGTACGCCAAAAGGTAATGGTAAAACTGCAATCGTTAGTATGGTTGGACTATACGAACTTTTAGGTTCTGGAGTTACTTCGCCACTTGTAGCTGTTGCAGCTGCGTCATTTGAACAAGCAAACCTATGTTTTGGTAATATGCGTACAATTTGCGAACAAAGTCCATTTTTGCGTGAAATGGTTGAAACATACGAAAATGAAATACAAGTTAAAAACGGAAGTGGTAGAGCATTTAGAGTTGCTGCAAAAGCAGGTACAGCAGACGGTGGACGAAACAGTTGCTTTATAGCTGATGAAATACACGAATGGAATAATATAAACTTAGAACGTGTGCATTATGTATTAGCTAATAACACAGCAAAACGTAAAGACGGTTTAGTGTTAAACATTACAACAGCAGGACACGACCTAGATAGTATGGCAGGTCGTTTATATCAAAGAGGACTGTTAAAAGAAGCAGGTAAACAAAAAGATGATGAATTTTACTTTAAATGGATTGGTGCAACTGATAAAGATAACCCTAAAGATGAGAAAGTTTGGCAAAAGGTTAACCCGGCAATACAAAACGATTGGTGGCCAATAGAAAACCTTAGACGTAGAATGAAAGCGTTACCAATAAACGAATTTCAACGTTACCACTTAAACCAATGGACTAGAACAGATCAAGAAAGTTGGATTGAAATAGAACAATGGTTAGCGTGTGAAGATACAGAAATGAAACTTAGTCCAGAAAGACCTTTATTTGTAGGTATTGATATGGCACTTAGACACGATAGCGTTGCAGTTGTATATGGACAAAAAGATGAAAATGATATTATTTATACACAAGCAAAGATATGGCTACCTAAAGATGAAAACTTTATGGATTACCAAGAAATAGAAGCATTTGTTGTTGGTTTAATGACTAAGTATAGAGTTAAAGAAGTTGCCTATGATCCGGCGTTTTTTGAACGTTCAGCACAAGTATTGCTGGATAGAGGTGTACCAATGGTCAACTTCCCACAAACACATAGCAGAATGATACCGGCGTGTGGTAATGCCTATGATTTAATTTCAAATGCAAGAATACGACATAACGGCGATCCAACGTTTACAGACCAAGTAATGTCAGCAGCACAAAGAGTAACGGATATGGGTTGGCGTTTATCTAAAGGTAGGTCAAAAAGAAAGATAGATAGTTGTATTGCAATGGTAATTATGCTTGACCGTATAACTGCACCAGATCCACTAGATGACGAACCAGAAGTTGCTATTATAAACTTATGATTAACTATATAACAACAATACTGGAAGTAGTCGGTGCAGGGCTTATAATTTATGGTGTATATACACTAAATACATCACTTGCTTACATAGTGGCAGGTGCGTTTATGATATTAGGAAGTTATTTAACAATTAGATGAGTTTATTTAAAAAAGCAGAAAACAGGGACGCTTCCCTAGGCAACCTAACCGATTTATTAGCATTACGTGAGGGTGGACTACATAACTATACAGGCGAAAAAGTAAACGAAACATCAGCATTAGGTATATCAGCAGTCTTTTCAGCTATATCACTTATTGCAGATAGTATTTCATTACTTCCGTTAAAAACATTACGATACGATAGTGCAAAGACTATCTTTACAGATAAACCTAAATTTTTAGAAAAACCAAATCCAAACCAAACAATGTTTCAAGTTATACACGAAATCATTACATCAATGGCAATGCACGGCAACGCTTTCTTACTTATAGACAAAGACCGACAAGGGCGACCAATAGCAATGACACCAGTACACCCAGAGAAAGTAAAAGTAGAAATGGAAAATGGTCAAAAGGTTTTTATGCTTATGGGCAACAAAGGTAAGTTTGAAAGAAAAATTACACAGAACAATATGTTACATTTTATTTGGTATTCATATCCCGGTCAACTTGTAGGTATAAGTCCACTAAGAACACAATCAAACACATACGGTTTAGCTTTAGCAATGGAAAGACATATTGCACAGTTTTACGGTCAAGGTGGTACACCAAGCAGCGTTTTAGAAACAGATAGAGATTTAACAGCTGAACAAGCGTCTGTCCTAAAAGAAACTTGGATTGGGACACATAACCGTAATAGAAAACCGGCAGTTCTTACAGGTGGTTTAAAATGGAAAGCAATAAGTGCTTCGGCAGGGGACGAGCTAATAAAAGCACGTGAACAAATTGTAAATGAAATTGCAAGGGTATTTAGAGTACCGGCACATTTATTGCTATCTAAAGACGGATCAAACGTTTATTCAAACATTGAAAGTAACGGACTTGCATTTGTAAGGCATACACTACTTCCGTGGATTAGACGTATAGAGGACGGTTTTTCAACACTTATACCGGGTAAACAGTTTGTTAGATTAGACACAGATGAATATGCACGTGGCGACCAACTAAGTAGAGTTAGAGGTTTTCAAGTTGCTATTAGTTCTGGTGTAATGACACCAAATGAAGCAAGGTCAAAAATGGATTTAGAACCTTATGAGGGTGGCGACAAGTTTTATATCGGTTTACAAGGTGGGTTAGTAGATCCACTTGCAACACCACAAGGTATAGACCAACACGATCCGACAAACGAAATACCAGAGTAATGCCATATTCAATAATTCATAGCCACCCAGATTGCCTTAAAGAAAGTGGCGAAACAGGTCAATACCAAGTTGGTGGACACGCAGTTGTTAAAGATGATGACGGTTCATTAATAGGTTGTCATAAAACACATAAATCAGCACAAGACCAAATTACAGCTTTAAATATTGCAGAAGCAGAAGAAAACGAAGCAACAATAGAAGCTGAACATAGGGCAGTAGATAGAAAACCACCAAAGTTTATGCAAGAGAACGCACAACGTGGTTTAGATAATTTAAACAAGGCAGGGGACGGACTTACAGATAAAACGAAGCGTGAAGCACGTTCTATGGCAAATGGCGAAGATGTAAGCGTAGATAAGATTGTAAGAATGGGTGCGTGGCATAAAAGACATTTATCCGACCTAGATCGTGAAAAATCAAATCCTAATGATCCAGAAACTTACAAAGCGTCCGACGTGGCTTTTTTACTTTGGGGTTCTAATCCTTGGACTAATCCAACACAAGCAGGGGAATGGGCAGATCGTAAAGTTGCACAACTTGTTAGTGAGGGTACATTAGAACCAAGAAAGAATTACAAAGGTAAAAACACAAAGCCAAAAGCAAAACCAAAAAAAAGTAAGGGGTACAGATTGCAAAAAGAATTTGATAGTGTAGTTGCTATATCACAAACAATAGACACACAAAAACGTAACACTATTCTTAAAGAAATGGAAAAACTAACAGAAAATAGAAGTTTCACTTTTTCAGCAGTTGAAGAACGCAATGATAACGACACGAATACATTATTGTTTACAGGTTATGCGTCAGTATTCAACAAGCCGTACGGGGTAAGAGATCACAAAGGCGTATATGACGAAACTATACAACCCGGTGCTTTTAAGAAAACTTTAAAAGAACAAGATGATGTAAGGTTTTTAGTAAATCACGACGGCATACCATTAGCTAGAACATCAAGTGGAACATTAGAATTAGAAGAAGATCAATACGGCTTATTTGTTAGAGCTGAATTAGATCCTACAAATCCAACAGTTGCAGAAGTAGCAAGTGCAATGAAGCGTGGCGATCTAAACGAAATGTCATTTGCTTTTGCAGCAATGCGTGATGAATTTAACCAACAGGGCGACGAAAGAACTGTATCGGAAGCAAGATTGTTTGACGTGTCAGTTGTAACATACCCGGCTAATCCGTGGGCAGGTGCAAAACTACGTGGCGTAGATATAGAAAATCTACATAAAGAATTGGTAGAAGCTAGAAATGGCGACCAAGCAACAGAGGTATTAGAAAGTTTTATTAGCGAAGTAACTACACAAGTTGATACGGAAACTGATAAAAAGCGAAGCAATCCAAAAGTAGAGTTGTTAAAAATGCAACTTGAAAGGGACGGTATTCGCAAACAGTCGTAACGCCGTGTTATAAGCCGTGTATCACACTTAACTACACACCTTACGCAGAAGTATAAGAATACAATTACTAAGGATATTATGAAAAAATTAATTGAAGCTAGAGATAGTAAAGTTGCAGAACTTGATACTTTAGTTGAAGAACTTGATACTTTAGAAGATAGTGCAGAGGGATTTGGCGATAAATTTGACAGATCAAAAGCACTTCACACAGAAGTAAAAGATCTTAACGAAAAGATTGAAGAAGCAAGAGAAGCAACCGAAACTTTAAAAGCAGTTAAAGAAAGCAGAAATAACTTAGGTGTAGAAGATGAAGATTTAGGCGATAAAGAAGCCGTAGTTGAAGTCAATGAACCAGACCTTTATAGAAAAGGTGGAGATCATAACTTTATTAGGGACGCTTATTCATCACGTAAGGGCGATTATCAAGCACAAGAACGTTTAAATTCACACCAAGAGTTTGAAGCAAGAGATGTTGGAACAGGTGCATTTACTGGACTTGTTGTACCACAATATTTGTTAGATATGTATGCACCAATAGCTAGAGCAGGATCAGCATTTTATAATGCTGCTTCCAAAGAGCAGTTACCAGAATTCGGAAACCAAATACAGGTTTCAAGGGTTACAACTGGTTCAAGTACTGCACCACAAGCTACTGAAAATGCAGCTGTATCAGAAACAGATATGGACGACACTCTATTAACTGTAAACGTAAACACTATTGCAGGTCAGCAAGACGTGTCAAGACAAGCACTTGAAAGGGGTGGTGGATCTGGATTTTCACTAGAAAATGTTATCTTCCAAGACCTACTTGCTTCCTACTACACGACTTTAGATAGTCAAATGTGGACAGGAACAGGTGCAAACGGACAGCATACTGGAATGATCCAAGTCGCAGGAATTGGTGCCGTATCGTATACGGACGCAAGTCCTACCGTTGGGGAAGCATTCCCTAAATTAGCTAACGCCATACAAACTGTTAACTCAAACAGATTTGCACCGGCAACAGCTATCTTTATGCACCCAAGACGTTGGGGCTTCTTCACAGCAGGTGTAGACGGCAACAACAGACCATTAGTATTACCACAAGGTAATAACCCGGACAACGCCGTAGGTGTTGGCGAAGCAGCAGCATACGGAAACGTTGTTGGTACTTTAATGGGACTTCCAGTTATCACAGACGCTAACGTTCAAACAAACGGTGGTGCAGGTGGAAACGAGGATCTAGTTTGGGCTATAAAAATGGACGACCTCAAAATATTTGAGGACGGAGTTATGCAACTCAAATTTGAAGAAACAAACGCAGGAAACCTTACAACCAAAATGGTTGTTTATGGATATTCAGCATTTGCTTCCGGACGTTACCCAACAGGTGCAGCTTATGTATCTGGTACAGGTTTCGTACCACCTACTTTTTAATTAAAAGCTAGGATAATAATCGGTTTTGTGTGTCAGGCAACTGACACA